CGAGCCGACACGGAAACGCGCACAGGCAATGCGCCGTTTGAGATAGCCCCGCAGGTCTGCGAAGCCAGCCGAATCAATCATGCTGCTACCTCCTTAAAAATTTATTCCCGGTGCGCTGCCGCACACCTTTGCGATGTAGGAAACGCCGAGGCCGGATTCCTCGGCAACAAGCCCTCCGCCTGATGTACCGCCGGATGTGGCGGTTGCCGGATGCAGACCAGCTGTCAGGTCGCCGGATGCCGGGGCCGCGTATGTGCTGCTGCCGTCTGCGGTCTGCACAACAACATACCCAGCATCATCGAAGCCCTGTGTGGCCGTCTCCGGGTAGGTTCCAGCCAGTTTCTCCGGTGCATAGGCTCCACCATTGTCCACCGTCAAAACCTCGATTTCCGAGGCGGCAGTGCGGCCCTGTGTGGCCGTGGCCGGGAACATGCCAGCGTCGAGCTGCCCGGTGCGGGGGTGAGCGTAGCTGCCGCCGAACTCGTCCGTAACGATGATGATGTTCCCAGCGGAGATGCCGCCCTGTGTGGCAGTTTTGGGGAACGTGCCGCATCGCCGCACCGCATACACGATGTAGCCGCTGCTGGCCACGATCTCGATGCCGAACGCGCTCTGGTAGTACACACCATCGTTGTGCGACCGCAGGCTCTTGTAGTAGCCGATGGCCCACAGCACACGTTCGGTGCTGACGTAGGACGCATCGGAGCCGCTCATGTCCAGCATGACCCGGAAGTGGTACGGCTCGCCGCCATACTGCCACCATTCCTCCAGCCGGGAGCCGGGATAGATAGCCCGGATGCCCCGCAGCACAGCCCCGGCGGTTCCCCGGTGACGATGGATGTAGGGCGCGGACTTGATGGTGCGCCGCTTTGCGGCGAGGTCGTAGTCGTGGTCGTACCAGTCTACGGCGAAGTCCTTTGCCAAAATGTCCAGCAGGTCTTCCGGCAGCTGGTCGATGCGCGTGTAGATTTGACCGAGGTTGATTTCATCCAACCGTTGCTCCAGCACGTTGGCGATAGAGTGCGCCAGAGCAACCATTTTCGGGTCTTTCTGGAGCGCAAGCGGGAAAGAATCCATCATCCGCTCGGCGGTCAGGCCGTTATTCATCCTCGTACCCTCCGCTCTTCACAGTGACCGTGCCCACCTTTGCTACCTGCGGCACCTTGTCGGAGGTCAGGTCAACGGACGGTTTG